CTGGTGATATATTTAGAATAAATGCAAACAACTTAACTATTGAGCTTAAATAATGGCATTAGTCTTAAATGACAGAGTAAAAGAAACAACGACTACAACTGGTACGGGTGCATTAACATTAGCCGGTGCGGTTACTGGTTTTGAAACTTTTGGTACTGGCGTTGGTAATTCCAATACAACATACTATGCAATAACATTACCAGGATCAGCAGAGTTTGAAGTAGGTTTAGGTACACTCAATGGTGATTCAAGCACAATAACAAGAACAACAGTTATAAGCAGTTCTAATAGTGATAGTGCGGTGAACTTTAGTGCAGGTACAAAGACTATTTTTTGCACAATACCTGCATCAAAATCAGTGTTTTTAGATGCAAGTGGTAATACAACATTAGGGGCAGATCTATCTGTTGGAGATGATCTAACTGTTTTAGGTGGTGTAATTGATTTTAAATCTAATAGTGGATCACCAGCATCTCTTAGAATGTATTGTGAGACATCAAATGCTCATTTCCAAACATTACAGCCACAACCACATTCTGCAAGTGCCGCTAACACATTAAGACTTCCCAATAGTGGAGATAGTGGTACACAAGATTTAGTTGCAGTAGATATTACACAAACACTTACAAACAAAACATTAACAACTCCTGTTGTTAATGCTGGAGTACAATTAAAGAATGGTGCAACAAGTGCAGGTTTTGCAGAGTTTTTTGAAGACAGTGATAATGGAACAAACAAAGTAACTTTAATTGGTCCTGCTTCAACCGCTGATGTAACAGTTACATTACCAAGTTCTGCTGGAACTGTAGCTTTAACATCGGATGTTCCAAGTTCTGGTATATCAAGTGGTAATGTAGCAACTTTTACATCTGGTGTGGCAGACAATGACTTTTTAAGAGTTGACGGTACAACAATAGAAGGAAGAAGTGCCGCAGAAGTTCTTTCTGATATTGGCGGACAAGCTTCATTAACATTTGGCATATCAAACACCAACGCAGTCAAGGTAGATAGTGCATCTGTAGCCGATGACGAATATGCTAGGTTCACAGCTAGTGGTCTTGAAAGCAGAAGTACGGCAGAAGTTCTTTCTGATATTGGCGGACAAGCTAGTTTAACATTTGGTATATCTAATACTAATGCAGTCAAGATAGACAGTGCAAGTGTAGCAGATGATGAGTATGCTAGATTTACTGCAAATGGATTAGAAAGTAGAAGTGCTTCAGAAGTAGCCTCTGATATTGGAGCCGCAACAGTAGATGACGCCACGGCTTTGGCTATTGCTTTGGGTTGATTAGGAGATAAAGAATGGCGAATACATTTAAAGTTATTACAAGAGACGTTGCTCCTGCAAGTGCGGGAACACCCGAAACATTATACACAGTACAAAGTGGTAGTACGATTGTAATATTAGGATTAACTCTTTGTAATGTACATACATCACAAGTCACTGGCACAGTTCAGTTAGTAAGTACTACAACACAAACATCTCAGACACAAAACACAACAGCATTTATTGCAAAAAATATTCCTGTGCCTGTTGGCTCTACAGTAGAATTGTTTGCGGGAAATAAGATCAACTTGAATGTAGGAGATATTATTAAAATTGATTGTTCTGTAACAGATAAGCTGTCAGTGACAATGAGCTATATGGAGATAACCTAATGCCTTTTATTGGTTCAGCACCAGTTACAAACTTTGAAACGACTACTGCCGTACAAAGATTCAATGGCGATAATTCGGATACCACATTTACATTAACGACTGCCGTTAGTTCAGTGCAAGATGTTTTGGTTTCTGTAGATGGTGTCGTACAAGATACGGCTGCTTATACTATTCCAGACGGCACCACTTTAACATTTTCAGAGGCACCTAGTTCTGGAACAGGCAATATCTTTGTAAATTATTTAGCACCTCAAACTGGCACAGTTACACCAGCCGCAGAGAACAAAGGTAATTTTAAAGCAGGTGGTTTGTTTAGAACTAATGCACAAAATTTAACTGCTAACACAACGATATTAGCTACAGAAAATGCACAAGTTACTGGAACATTTACAGTAGATAGTGGTGTGACATTGACTATCAATAGTGGTGGAAGGTTGGTGATATCGTGAGTACAATTAAAGTAGATACAATAACTGATACAAGTGGAAATAGCATACCTTATATGAAAGGTGCTGTGTTGCAGACAGTAGTACATCAAGAAACTGGTTTGGCAAGTTTTGCACTTAATGGTTCAACTGACGTATTATTTATTGCTTCTAATGCATCAGATTCAACAAGTCATTTATCATTAAGTATTACTCCTAAATCTGCTAATTCTAAAATACTACTTTCTACAAATATCTTTCATGAAATTAATGGTAGTAGTAACTATAATGCGTTGTGGGGTTTTTATAGAGATAGTACAAAGTTAGGTGCTTCTGCTGTAGGCAGTAGACGAGGAGGAATTGCTCCAACTCTTACGAATTATTATGCATCTGATAACGCTTCTACACCTGATATGGCTAGTTATCAATATTATGACAGTCCAAATACAACATCAGCTATTACTTATGCCGTATCAGTTAATCACACTAGCTCGTCTAATGCTATATTTATTAATAGAACAGTTAATGATACTGACACTGCTTCTAGCGAAAGAGGTATATCCATACTAATAGCACAAGAGATAGGAGGATAGCATGAGTACTGTAATCCTAGACACAATCACAGGCAAGTCCACTGCAACAACCATAACCATTGGCTCAACACCTGTAGTTAGTGCAAGTGCAAACTCTATGACTATTAGAGGTGAGGGTAGCAATCAGACAAGTATTCAGCAAGGGTTGGCGAAGTGTTGGGTAAATGCCAACATGAGTGGCACAGCAGGAATATATGACAGTTTTAATACAGCTTCTATTGTAGACAATGCTACAGGAAATATGAGTGTAACAATAGCAAATGACATGGCTAATAATGATTATTCTGATGTGTGGGGTGCAAATACTTATCATGTTGTAGGTAATAATAGTGACAAAACAGCAGGATTATGTAAAGCAACTCTACATGGAACAGATAATAATGCAGCAGATTGCAGTCAAGTTAAAGTTACAGTACACGGAGACTTAGCATAATGGCAAACGGAACAATAGCATTTGATACATTATCAACAAGTGGACAGATAACAGGAACAGCTAAGTCTTTGGATACAGATTATGTTGTCACTGGCTCTCCTAGAGCTTGGATTAACTATGCTACACAAGCTAGTTTTGCAACTTTGGCTTCTTTTAATATTAGCTCTGTTAGTGACCAAGGAGCAGGTGCAGCACACATCACAGTTACCAATGCGTTTAGTAGTGCAGATTATACTTATGTTGCATCTTGCAATACTTTTCACATTCAAACAGATGCAAAAGATAGTAACAAAACAAGCTCTAAGTTTGCAGCCTTTAGTTATAATTCAAGTAATAGCTTAACTGATGCAAACGAAACTAATGCAATAGCAATAGGAGACTTAGCATGACAATAGAAACACCAGAATTTCAAGGCACACATCTTTGGGATAGGTTGTGTTGGGCAAAAGAAAAGCTAGAGCCTTACAGAACAGAATATTGTGTAGTATGGGAAGACCCAGAAACACCTGATGAACCTGCAAAGATTACACATCCTGACCCTAATTGGATGGCTTGTGCATTAAAGGGTGGCATACTTCCCCCTGTAGAAGCCTATTGGGAACTCAAGAAGGATGAAGCCAAGCCTGACTTTGTTAAACATACAAGAGGTTACTTGTTACACAACACTAAACCTATTGAAGCTATGACAGAAGAAAGAGCAATAGAATATCTTATTATGAAAGACTTACCGAGACACGTATGGCAAGACTATGATAAAGCCAACAAACCTCGTATGCTCATTTGTACTAAGTCACAGTTACCAAGCACTAGAGTGTGGCGAAATGCTTGGAAGATTAATGAAGAACTAAATACCACGCATAATGAAGAAGCTGCTTAAAAGGAGAAACCAATGGCAACAACTAACATCGTAGACAAAGATGGTAACAGTATATCTGCTTCAGATGCTACTGTTCCTTCAGACAGGCACTTCAGAGGTGCATGGTCATTATCAGGTAAGACTATTTCAGAGGACTTAGCTGTAGCAAAAACTATATTCAAGGATAAAGTAAGAGAAGCGAGAACACCTTTACTTGCCGCTGAAGATGTAGTCTATATGAAAGCATTAGAAGCAGGTGATAGCACTGCTCAAGCTGCAAGTGTAGCAAAGAAGAAAGCATTAAGAGATGCTCCTGCTGCAAGTGCAATATCAAGTGCAGACACTATATCTAAACTTAAAGCTGCTTGGGATACAAGCACATTAGGTGACAGTCCATACGCATAGGGAGTAACGGATGGCTTTAACAAAAGTAGGTAAAGAAGGTATCACAGGTATATCTAATGCTAGTGATGCTACAGCTATCACGATTACAAGTGCTGAAAAGGTTGGTATAGGCGAATCTGCACCACAGTCAGAATTACATATAAAAACAGCAGATGCTAGTGCAACAGCACAATCTGGTTCAGCATTAGTAATTGAGGGAACAGACGCAACAAGAGCAGATTTACAGTTTCTTGGTGATGCAGGTGCTTTTCAAGCAATCTATTTTGGGGATAATTCTGATGCAGATATAGGTAGAATTGCATATGACCATACTGGTAATAGTATGAGATTTACTGTCAATGCTGCAGAACGTTTGCGAATAGAATCTGGGGGTAGTGTCATATTTCGCAAAACTTCATCTGATGATACTGTTGAAGGTACAACGATTAGTAATCGACTTAATCAAACTACAGATGGTGGTGTTGTTTTGTTGTTAAACAGACATACTGATGATGGTACTATTGTTCTTTTACGTCAAAATAATCAGACAGAAGGCGAGATTTCTGTTTCTGGAAGCACTGTATCATTTAATGGTGGTCACTTATCAAGATGGTCACAACTGTCAGACAACACTCGTGATAATACTTTAGTCAAAGGCACAGTAATGACTAACCTTGACCAAATGGCAGAGTGGACAACAGATGGTGTTACAGAAGATAATGAGCAGTTAAACTGTATGGCAGTATCAAGTGTTGAGGGTGATGCTAATGTTGCAGGAGTTTTTGTTAACTGGGATAATGATGATGATGTTTATACAAATGACATGAATGTAGCAATGACTGGTGATATGGTTATCAGAATTGCACAAGGAACAACAGTCGCTAGAGGTGATTTGCTAATGAGTGCTGGAGATGGCACAGCAAAATCTCAAGGTGACGATATTGTAAGAAGTAAAACTATAGCAAAAGTAACATCAACAAATAAATCACATACATATGATGATGGCACATATTTAGTGCCTTGTGTATTGATGGCTTGTTAAGGAGTAACGAATGGCATATATAGGCAAATCTCCTTCACAGGGAGTACGTAACAGATTCCAATACCAAGCCACAGCAGGACAAACATCCTTCAGTGGTTCTGATGCAAACTCATTGACACTTAACTACACAGATAGTTTGTACCTAGACGTATATCAGAATGGTATATTACTTGTTCCGGGAGATGACTACACAGCAACTACAGGCACAACTGTGGTGCTTGTACAAGGTGCATCACTTAATGACATAGTTGAGATGGTAGCCTATGATGTGTTCTCTGTTAATGAAACGTACACTAAGACTGAATCAGATAACAGATACCCATTCAAAGGTAACAACTCAATCATCAGATTAAATGGACAGACAATCAGTGCAGACATTACAATAGACAGTGATGAGAATGGTGTAAGTGGTGGTCCTATAACACAGTCGGCAACAGTCACTGTTAATGGATATTGGAGTATCGTATGAGTTCACAATTAAATGTAGACACCATTGTAGATAAAGCAGGGTCAGGTGGCACGAATGTAAAGGTTGCTAATACCTCTACTTATGTGTCTGATGGTGGTTCAACTACACAGAATACTGTGCAAGGGTTGTGTAAATTTTTTAGCAACATCATAGGCACTGGCACTATAGCAACAAGAGATAGTTTTAATCAGTCTAGTATTACAGATAATGGCACTGGCGATTATGATTTCACTATTACAAATAACATGAACAATAATGATTATTCTCAACAGTTAACAGTAGATTATGGTTCTGGTCATGTTGGTGGGTCATATAGTGAAGGAGAACAAAATGCAGGTGGGTTTAGAATTTTTGTTGCAGAAATTCACGTTAATACTACAACAGATGCTCCAGTTGCTATGGTTACAGTACATGGAGATTTAGCATAATGGCATCACAATTAAAAGTAGATACACTCACAGGTGTAACCACAGCAGGTTCTATACTTGTTACAGGTGAAGGCAATAGTACAACAACTAATCTGCAACAAGGGTTGTTAAAAGTTTGG